TGAAAGAAGCCTCCGTCCTCTCCCTGATCCTGCGCCTCGGCCGCGGCGCCACCCGGCTGTTCCGCAACCAGGTCGGCACCTACACGCTGGCCGACGGCCGGGTCATCAGTTCCGGGCTGTGCAAGGGGTCCAGCGACGTCATCGGCTGGCAGTCCGTGGAGATCACGCCGGACATGGTCGGCCGGCGCGTTGCCGTGTTCGTGGCGCTCGAGGCGAAGTCGGACACCGGGCGGCCCACCAGAGAGCAGCTGGCCTTCATCGCCGCGGTGCGCGCGGCCGGCGGGATCGCAGGGATAGTCCGCTCGTCGGAGGACGCGGAAAAATTGTTGCGCGGAGCCGTTGACACGTCCCGGTAGTGGTGAGATAAACGCACCAACAGCGGCGCACGACCGCTGCCTACAGGGAGCAAGACCATGACACGCAACGAGATCGTCCGCACGTTCCTGACGGACTACACCTACTTCCGCACCAGCGTCATGCTGAACCCGATACACCGAGGCAGCGACTGCTACGCGCTCGGCTGCTTCTACACCCGCTGCTGCATCACCCGCGCCGCAGCGTATGACGCCGGCCTGCCGGAGCTCGCCGAGAAAATCGACCGGGCGCAGGACGCGGCACACCGCATGCTCGACTTCGGCGTTCACGCCTGGGAGCCGGCGGCTCGGAGGTGGGCAGCATGAACTTCCACACCGCCAAGATGGTCGCAGCACAACACGGGAAGCGCGCGATCCGAGACACCGAGGACGGCAGCGTGATGTTCGAGGAAAAGGACGGCACGCCGATCGTCGAGATCAGCGGCGACATGCTGAAAGAACTTACCACTGCGGCGCTTGAGGTTCGCCTCGGCGTGCGCAAGGAGGCACCATGAGCCAGATCGAATACCAGGGCCTGCGCCAGCTCGACCCGCAGTGTGAGCCGGAATACACGCCGGTGTGGGAGGTTTACTGCCATACCTGCGGACACACCACGGTTCATATCGTCTGCAGCCGCCCGACTACCTGCCCGGCCTGCGACGAAAATGAACTTGACGCGCTGAACATCCGTGAGGTGCCAGAATGAGCATCCTCCGCACCCCTGCCGGCGCTGGCCTTGCCCTGCTGCTGATCGCGCTGGTGATCATGTCCACCGGCTGCAGCGGCGAGCCGCACTACACCATGAACCTGACCGCGCCTGACTGCGCGGCACCCGATGCGAGGTGCTACCCGTGAGCGACATAACCGAAAGGCTTCGCGCGCCGCGTTGCGGGCTGTCGATGTTTGCAAGCGCCGCAGACCGAGATATGTATAACGTCGCCACCAGAGAAGAGGCAGCCGACGAAATCGACCGCCTCCGCGCCGACCTGAATGCAGCAAAGTTTGCACTTGAAAACCAGATTACGCACACGACCAACATCGCAAACCTGTGCGCCCGTCAGCGCGCGTGGATTGATGGCGTGATGGCGCAGCCGACTGTAAAGCAGGTGAATTTTAACGCTCCGCTAATCACCCGCCCGTCACCTTTTGAGGACAAGTAAATGAGCGACGTAGTTAAATACATCGACATGCGCATCGCTGAGTGCGCAGAGTTAGGTCACGATCACATGGCACTAACGCTAAAAGCCGTGCAGGCACTCCGCGCGGAACTCACCGAAGCGCGGCGGCAGTTGAAGGAGGCGAGTGAGCAGGAGCCGGTGGCGATGGTTGTTCACCACAACCCACCATTCGGTGCTGTCTATAAAGTAGAGTGGTACACCAAATACCGCGACCTACCAGACGGGACAAAACTCTACGCCGCCCCCGTCCCGCAGACCGCCGTGCCGGAAGCGGTGGCGAAGGATGCGCGACTAGGAAATAGGCTCCACGTCTGGGATTACGAAAACCCGGAGGATGGGTCGTGGGACAACATCGAGGAATACCTGCATGACACAACGCCGAACGTCGGGGAAGTTGTAAGGCTGAATCTTGCCATGCCGCTTACTGACGTCGTGGTTGAAATGCTTGAGGTTGGAGATTGCGGCGAACCGATCCGATGGGAAGTGCGCGACGTAAAAACTGGAACCATCCTCTCCGCCACCGATACCGAGGGACGCAAAGATGAATAAGTTACTTGCGCGTTTGTTCTTCAGCTCAGGCCCGGCGATCTTATTCGGACTAGCAGCCGGCCTAGCCTCGCGGTCCATTGCATTGGCGATGCTTGTTGCGGTTGTCATGCTCGGGTTTGGGCTGCACATAACTGCGGACGACGGCACCAAAGAGGGTCGCAAAGATGAAGATTAAATACGAGACTTGTCCGAAGTGCCGTGGCTACCGCCTGGAAAGTTTGTGGTGCCATGTCTGCAACGGAACGGGAATGGTGCGTAAGCAGTCAGACACCAAAGAGGGCCGCAGCAATGGCTGATATGAACGCAATTGAGCGCATCAAGTCTCACGCTGATTCGCTGGAATCGGTTCCGCACAACAAACAGTTTCGCGCAGACCTTTACGCACTGTGTGAGGCTGCCACCCCGCCGGCAGACGCGGCGCTGGCTGATGACCTGTTTGCCCACATTGCACACGGAGACGACGATCACCGTGACTGGCTACACCGTGAACTGCGCTCATGGTTCGCAACCGCCCTGCGCGCTCGGGCGGTGCCGGATGATGCGGTGCGCGCAGAACTGCACGGCATCCTTGAATACGTTGAGGGTGAGATGCAGTCGGCCTACCACAACGCATACCCCGAGTGCTGCGGTCGTGGTCGCGGCGGCGAATGCTGCGGAAGCCCTGAGCCGGCGTGGTCAAAAGAGGATCAGGCCATCATGGACAAACTGGCGCCAGTCCAGAGCCGTCTGCACGCCATGCTCGCCGCCATCCTCTCCGCAACCGATAGCGAGGTGAAGAAATGAGTGAGCCAACTTTTTACATCCAACATAAAAATGGGACATGGGAGAAGGTGTCTTTTGCCAAGTATATGCGCCTACTAATAGAGCATGTACCGCCTAAAACAAAAGAGGGCCGCAGCAATGGCTGACATTCTGAAGATGCTGGAAATGTTTGAGAGGAACTACGATTTTGCGCCGGCAGCACAGCGCGATCTTGACGAAATTATCGCAGCACTACGCGCCACCCCGCCGGCAGACGCGGCGCTGGTTGCGTGGGGGACTTTGGCGCAGTCCGCTGCGGACGACTACTCGCATGGAACGTCAGAGCGAGTGCGCAATGTGCTACGCGGATGCGCCGCCGCCCTGCGCGCTCGGGCGGTGCCGGATGGGATGGCGCTAGTCGATGTGAACCTGATCGACGACGAATGGATGAAGGCTGCAATGCGTGACGCTGGGATTGTCCGTGCGGTAGGCGCGCCGCCTGAAACCGTTATCCGCGCTGCAATCAGCGCCTACCTGCTCGCCGCCAGCAAGGCCGGGGGTTAGGGATGAGCGGAATCATTGAAACCTATCGGCCAAGCAACGCAGACGAAGGTTGGGCTTTCATTGGCAGGTTCTGTGAGAACTGCCATCACGACGATGCGCATACCGAAAAGTATTGCCAGATTCTTGGTAGAACGATGGGCCTGCGCGAAGACGATCCCGACTACCCGAAAGAGTGGGTTATCGAAAACGGCGAGCCACGATGCACGGCGTTTGCCAGCAAAGATCGGCCGCTTCCTACTCGCTGCGAAAAGACGGTTGATATGTTTTCCGCCAACGCCAGCAAGGGAGGTGCAGCGTGAGCCAAGAATTTGAACTGTTCGACTGCGACATGTACCCGGACGACGATGAGCCGGAACACGTGTGCTCGTGCAACGCGATGCACGACGACCTGGAGCACGCAGAGAACCTGTGCAGCGCCTGCGGACTGATGATCGTCGATCCGTGGGCACCCGTTCAGGAAGCCAACGCCGAGCGGCAGGAGAGTAAGTGATGGACGAGAACTACAGCGCAGACGTTCGCCCGACAAGCGAAGTGCGCGCAAGGCCGGCGGACGGTGACGATTTCTACCTCGAATGGATGACGATGCACGGGACGATTATGACCGTCACGACGATCAAGATTAGTCGGAGCGGACTACGCAAGACCGTTGAGGCGCTCGACGAGATACGCCACTTGTTGCAGGAGCCAACGCCATGAGCATGAAACCAGACGAAGCCGCGAAGGTGCTGCGCCAGTTCAACGACTGGAGGCGCGACAGAACTGACGATATGCCAGACCCGGAAGAAATCGGCTTCGCCATCGACGCCGCCGTCGCCGCGCTGGAGGCGGTGGCACAACAGTCACCACCCAGCACAAATAGTCGCCAGCCGGCCGCAGATAGTCGCCACCCGCGCGAGCGGGTGCTGGCCCAGGACGCCGCGCGCGGTAACGCTTTCAACACCACCAACGGAGACTCACCATGAGCAAGCTGTTCGTCCTGGCGCTGAAGGTCTACCTGGGCGCCGTCCTGATTTTCATGTTTGCAGCGTTCTGCATCTGGATCTCGCGTCCTGACCGAAAGGTCCGCACGCTAGCCTGGGTGCTGGCCGACTGCTTCCAGTATCCCTTCTGGATTTTCACCAGCAAGGGCCGTTCGCAACTCAAGAAGTCCATCAACCAGAGGTAATTCACCATGCGTTTCATTTTTGCATTGCTCACCGCGCTTTACCTGACCGGCTGCGCCGAGGTCATCGACACTGGCCACCGTGGCGTAGAGGTCAACTACGGCGAGGTCGTCGGCGATCCGCTGCCGGAGGGCTTCTACTGGTACAACCCGTTCAGCACCGACATCGTGGAAATGGACACGCGCACCCAGGCGCTGATGTTCACGTCCGTCGCCTACACGAAGGACATGCAGCAGGCGACATTCCTGACCACGCTGAACTTCAATATCGACCAGGCCGCGGTCACCTCGGTCTACAAGGATGTCGGCATGGACTGGCAGAACAAGCTGCTGCCCCAGGTCGTCCACTCCTCACTGAAGGACACGGTCGGGAAGTGGAATGCCGAGGAACTGGTATCGAACCGTGACAGGGCGAAGTCCGAGATCCAGGCGAAGGTCACCGAGGCGTTGCTCAAGAAGCGGATCATCGTGACATCGCTCGACATCACGAACATCGACTTCACGGAAGCCTTCGAGCGCGCGATCGAGGCGAAAGTCGTCGCCGTCCAGAATGCTTTGGCCGAGCAGAACCGCACGAAGCAGGTCGAGGAAAAGGCCCGTCAGACGGTGGCCAGCGCCGAGGCCGAGGCCGAGTCGATGCGGATCCGTGCGAACGCGCTCGAGGCGAACCCGAAACTCGTCGACTACGAGGCCGTCCAGAAGTGGGACGGGAAGATGCCGCAGTACATGCTCGGCGGCTCCGGGCTGATGTTCAACATCGGAGGCAAGTAACATGCGACGCCTCGGATACATCACCGCGCTCCTCGCAGCAGCCGGCATCAGCATCCCGATCCACAACTTCCACGCCGACACTCCGCATGCGCCAGTCCTTTCGCCTGGATTTGGCCGTGGCAAGAAAACGAAGAACAGCACCGGCGGTCGCGTGACACAGCGCCAGCTCCGCCGGCGCTGGGAGGATCAGGGCGGCAACGCCGGCCGCGGCAAGTACGTGATGATCGCCGGCCGCGTCCGCAACATGAAGAAACTCACGGGCCGCTGCTGATCTGCGACCAGTCTGCGACCAGTGAGTAGCAGCACCCTCTGAAAGTGGCGTCCCCGGCTGGACTCGAACCAGCGGCCTACAGTTTAGGAAATTGAGTCCACCGGGGCACCGCCAGTCATCCCTTGCCATGAATCGCCGCCCGTGCAATGGGTTACCGGAACGCGACAGCACCGGTAGTCACCACATGGCATCGAATTCTGCGACCAGCGTGCGACCAGCAGCGGAGTACGACAGCCGCGTCCCAGGCCTGCACCTGCGCCACTTCCCGACCCGCAGCGTCTGGTATCTCTACTACCGCACCGCCACCGGCCGAGAGCGCCGGCCGAAGATCGGCGACGCCCGCGTGATCAGCCGGGCGCAGGCGCGCGCGCAGGCCCTCACCATGCTGGCAGCGGCGACGGCATCTGTGGCGATCTCGGAAGCACCGACCACGCCGGCGCCGATGTGGGAAGCGGTGATCGCATCGTCGGCGATCATGGCCCCCGGGACTTTGGTCTGCGACACATCCGTATCCCCCCGCCGGCGTGCCGGCCTATTGTGTCAGAACAAGCTCTGTCCGATCAGCGCTCCGACCCCGGCGATCGCCAACCACTTGACGACCTCAAGCGCCCAGCCGGCCATCAGGTTGTTCTTCGGCGCGTCGTCCTCGAGCTTCTTGATCCGCTCGTCGTGCTTGCCAAGCACCACGTCGATCGCCTTGCCCTGGTCGTCGATGGCACCGAAAGCCCGATCGATGGCTTTCCGGTCCTCGAGCTGCTGCGTCTCGAGGCGCACCTGCGCCTTTCCGATCTGCACCAGCTCGGTCATGTTCCGGTCGAGGTTCTCGAGGACGGCCGTCAAGCGGGCCATCTGTCGCTCGAGATCCCCGACCCGTTCGTGCAGCGCCCCGTTCGGGCAATCTTCGCAGCCTGCCACGTCACTTGTGCTCGACGGCGCGATCGGTGAACTGGCGCAGGACGATGTTCAGCACGCCGATGCCGATGATGGCCTGCGGGCCGTAGGCGGCGACCAGCTCCGGGCTGGCGGCAAGGTAGGCGACGACGCCGGACGCCACCGTCAGAGCGTTGGCCCAGAACGTCTTGGACTTCAGGTTACCTGTGATCTTCGGACTCATGCCTCGTTCCTCGACAATTCGCCCGTGCTCGCCAGCACCGGCAGGGTGGACAGTGCAGGCGCCGGGTAGAACTCCGGCCACCTGTACCCAAGCACGCGCGACCGTGCGAACGGAGAGACTCGAACGGCGTCGCCTTGATTGCCGCCGATAACCATCAGGTTGCCCTTGTCGTCGATGCCGACGACGAACCCGACGTGCCCGCCGCCTTGCCGCTCGAACACAACGACGGCGCCGACAGTCGGGCCGGACAGCGCCTTGCCCCACGACAGCCAGGCCTTCGCGCGATACCACGCCGCCGGCGGCTTCATGCCGGCCTCGCTGACGACGGCAGCCGCGAACGTCCCGCACCACGGCTGTTCGTCGTCGCGCCACCAGGCGACGAGCTTTTTCAGCCAGCCGACGATCACTGGCTCGTGCAACGCGCCTTTGATTTCGCGCAGCCCTTCATACTTCCGCGCGATGCGGACCCACGCTGGCGTCACCATAAAGTCACCGTCTGATTCCGATCTGGTAGGCGATGTCGTAGGCGGTCGTGTTGATCACGGTCACGGAGAGCTTGTCGCCGAGAATGTCCGACGAGATGCTGATGCTCATGTTCTCGTTGCTGCTGGTGGCGTACCAGTTGTGCGAGAGGTTGCTGTTGTGCGCGACGATTGTCCCGTTGACGATCGCCGGCAAAGCAGACGAAGAACTACGGACGATGGTGAACGGCCACTCGCTGAAATTTCTGTAAGCGGGCGAGATGCCGTGAGCCGTTACCGTCAGTTTGTGAGACAGAGAGCCGAACTCGTTCGCGCCGCTGGCGATCAAGACTCGCCGGCGCGTCCGCAGCGTGAACGTCTCGGCAGTCACCGTGTAGATGTCGATGGTCCCGCTGGCGTTCGCGGCCGTCCGGCTGACGTTGATGTAGTCGTTCCCGCCACCGGCGTCAGTAACCGACAGCACCTGGTACGCGCCGTCCGGCACGGACACTGTCACCGCGTCGTCGAGGAACAGCCAGTCGCCGGCCTCAATGCCGTGTCCGTCGGGGACAGTGATCGACAGCACGTTCGACGAAATCGCCGCGGTCGCGTTGTTCGCAACCAGTGTGCGGCCAGGGTGCGCGCGGTTCAGGTATACGTCGACCCACTCGTCGTCCTGGTAGTCGGTGCTTCGCGTAGAGAACGACGTGCTGTTCAGCTGCGAGATCACCGGGTCGGCATCGTAATAAGCGACGATGTCGCCGAGGCCAGGGTCGGTATCACCCGTGATTCGCGCATAGACGGTCGAGAACCCGAGCGAGTCGTTGTCTGCCCAATCCCACTGTCCAGCAGACAGCGAGCCCGCCGTGCCGGCGGTCATGAGCGCACCCTCGTTCACGACGTAGGATGGCTCGCCGATCCACGGGTTAAGGTCTGCGTCGTGCGTGCTGGTGAGGTACCACTCGCCAGTGCCGGAGCCAGACTGCACCCAATTCGGCCACATGTTGAAAATGCCGGGCGACACCGCGTTGTCGGTGAGGCTGATCTCACGAGCCAGCCTGTTGTAGCTGTTGCTGGTGATCACCAGCGCAGTGCAGCCGGAATGAGCAATCGCAGCGCGCGGGGAAATGAGGCCCTGAACCGTCGACGGGAAAGAGGATGCCGCATAGAAGATGTTGCCGTTGATGACGACGTTGTCGGCATTGGCAATATACAGCGACGTCCTGACGGTCACGTCCGTACCCCATGCGGCGCGCATGAAGTGGTTCCCGTTGATCGAGATAGTGTGCGGGCGCTTTGTGCCTGACGTGATGTAGATGTCCTGCCCGGCGTTCCTGTCGAACCTGTTGTTGTCGATCTGGATTTCCGAGGCGTTGTTCTGGATGAAAATCCCGTAGGCCGCCTCGTCGTCGTTTTGCCGGTTGAACTCGAACAGGTTCCCGGTGATGTGAATGCCGCCGACGTTCTGCGACATGCCGGCAAACGTGCAGCCGACGAAGATGTTGTCGATGTAGCGCGAGTCAGAAGTGTTTACGACGCCGATCAGGAACTGCCGCACGGTGCAGCCGCGCATGTTCACTGCGCCGAAGTTGCTGTTGTCGGTGATCGCATACCAGCAGTTGCTCAACGTGCATTGATCCAGCCAAAGGCCGGAGCCGTTCTGGTAGGTGGTGATGCCAGGGCGCAGCGGGTCGTCAGCCGGCAGCGCAGTACCGGCCGGAGGCAGCGCGAATATCTGCGTCGCCGTCACTGAAGCGTCGCCGCTGTTCCCCTCAAACTCGATGTTGCGGATCTCGTACAGGCTGCCAGCATGGTAGATCATGGTGGCCAGCGAGGTGTGGCGGATGATCCTGACGGCGCGATAGCTGGCAGCAAAGTACCCTGCGGACGTCTCGCCAATCCAGTTGACGCAGGACCGCTTGAAAATCGAATTTCTGATCAGGTAATCGCCGACAGGGAAAATCAGGTTCCCGCCGCCGAACGTCTTGTAGAGGTAATAATCCGCAGCCTGAATCGCCGCAGAGTCATCGGTGACGCCATCGCCGACCGCGCCGAAGTCCTTCACGCTCACGCTTTCGCGCAGCTTCGTGCGAACGCTCGACTGCACCGCGCCGGTTCCTGCCGGCTGATAGGTGACGTTCAGCGCGTCGACATCGGTGACCGACCGCTTGTAGCCGTAGCAGATCGCCAGTGTGGCGACGCCGTTGCCAGGTGCAGTCGAGAACACGATGCGCTCGTTGGCGACGTCGACCGTGTAGTCCGTCTCCGGGCGCTGGATCACGCCGCCGACCGCCACGACGTAGGCGCTTGCCGTCGATACGGTGATGCCGGGGAACGACAGGTAAACGCTCGAGCCGTTGCCGGTGCCGGTCGCGTAGGACGCCACCGTTCCGCCGGCCATGCCGGACTGCATGGCAGTCACCGCGTCATCGAGCTGGCCCTTCGTTGCCGCGTCGGTCGCGTCCTCGCCGTCACCCAGGTCGGTAATCTTCACGCCGCCGGCGTCAAAATCGTCGAGCCCGACGGGGATCCGCAGCGATGTCAACGCAAGCCGGTTGACCTGCTGGATCGCCATCATCAGCCGGTCGAAGGCGTTCTCGTGCGTCTCCGGGTAGAAGTCGCCCTGATTCTTGAGGTCGGTCGTCTGCGTCAGCGGGACCGTGCGCTGGATCACGACGGTCGTGCCGTTTGCCGGCGCCGTGGTGAACGTGACGTTGCCGCCGTTGGCCGAGCCTGCGCCTGACACCGTGTAGTCGGTGTTCAGCACCTTCGTCGACACGACGCCGGCCGAGACGACCGACACAACCAGGTGCGAGGCGGCATGGATCTTGGTCGTGTAGGCGAAAACAGTGGTCACCCCGTTGGCAGGGTATTCCCACTCGTTGGTAGCGGACGACAGTGTCATGCCGAGAGCCCTCGCAAACTGGTGACCTTATACCACCGGCGGGGTGGCTGCCGCATCACACCAGACATGGTTAACGGTCCTTGAGTGGCACGCCGGTGACGTACTGCCACGCCGGCACGTCCTTGCCCTCGGCCTCGACCGACAGGGCGGTGATGAACTTGTTGATCTGGGCGGCCGGGTAGCCGAACAGGATGCCGCCCAGCATGTTCATCGCCTTCACCGCGGCAGCATCGAGCTCGCCCTGGCTGACCTGCGTATAGGCCTTGCCAACCGAATCCCAGAACGACCCGATCACGCCGCCACCACTGAAGCCCTGCGCCGCCGAGACACCGTCACGGACGAACGGCAGCGATGCGATGATCGACTTGCCCGTCTCCTTGCCGGCCCACGCCAACCAGTCGAGTGTGTCGACCTCGCCGTCGTCCTCGTCATCGTCGTCAGGCAGGCCGCCCTTCACGGCCGCGTACAGCACAGCCTCGACGGTGTAGAGGATCGCCATGTCGGTGACCCACGACGCGACCTCGACCGGCGACTTGAAGTCCGTCGCGGCGGTGCGCTCGTAGGCCCGGTTCGCCTTGTTCAGCATGTACGACAGCAGGGTCGTCCACACCCGGGCGAGCTCCGTCTGGCGGACATTCCGGTCGACCGTGCCACGCTCAAGCGACGTGCGCTGCCCGAACCGGCCGGAGGACTGCGCGTCCTCGGTGAGCCGGTCGGCGAACTGCACGGCCTCGTCGCCCTCGAGGCCCTCGGCCTTCGCGCGCTCGTAGGCGCCCAGCCAGGTCGCGGTGTCGACGACGATCTGCGTCGCCATCGCCGGGACATAGCCCCACTGCGTCAGCTTCTCGCGCCAGTCGCCGCGCCCGTCGAGGCTGCGGAGGTGGTCGGCGACGTCCTTGTTGTAGGTGTCCAGGCGGATCCGCATCATCGGCGACAGGTCCATGACCTGCTTCACGACGTTGTTCTCGCCGTAGAGCGGGCCCTTCAGCATCTGCGCGGCGCCGCGCGCCAGGTGCTTCTTGCCGACGACGACAGCCGACTGCCCGATGCCGGCCAGGTTCAGGGCTGCGTTCGCCACGTTGAACAGCATCACGGCCGCGGTGAACCCGGTGCGGATGCGCCGCAGGCCGGTCATTAGGGACTGGCCGCTGACCATCTCGCCGACGGCGGTGTCCTGCAGCCAGAGCTCGAAGCCGGTGATCGCGTCCATGTTGTCGGATGCCGACAGGGCAGACACCACCTCGCGGTCGTGCAGCACGCGCCAGGCGCTGTTGATGGCGTCGGCCATCTCGATGTCGCGCAGCACGTTGTCGAGGTGCCCGCCGAGCACGCCGATGTCGAGCTTGACCGGCCGGCCGCCGGAGCCGACCCGCTCCTTCGTGTGACCGTTCGGGGTGTAGGCGTGAGCCGTCCGGCCGGCGCGCATGGCGTCGAACGCGCCAGCGGCCTCGTCCGCAGACACCGCCCAGCTCGCGCGCGCGTCGTACTTCAGCGGGTAGTAGGCGCCCTGGATCACGCCGAACTTCGTCGCCACCGGCAGGCCGTCGACCTTCTTCGGAGTGATGCCCGTGCGGCGCTTCTGTGCCTCGGCGATCTCCGGCCAGAACGAGTTGACGTAGGCCCAGACGTCCTGCACGAACTTCCAGTCGCGCTCGTCGAGCGTGTCGAGGACGGCCTTCACGCGGCCCTCGTCCCACAGCGTCGCGCCGTTGGCGTCGCGGCTGTCGAGGATCGCCTGCCGGTTGCCCTCGTTGCCCCAATTCAGCGCCAGGCTGATCGCCTGCCACTTCGTCGGGCCCTCGCCCTTCGGGAACCCGTCGACCTCGAGCCGCTCCTTCGCCATGCGCTTGCGCTCGGCCGGCGTGTAGGTGTCGAGGATGGCGGCCATCTTCTCGCCCTCGGTGCGCCGGCGGTTCAGGAACACCGTCTCGGCCTCGGCCACCGGGTCGACGACATGGCGCGACAGCGGGCCCTTGCGGTCGCCGCCGTCCAGCCCGCGCGCCAGGGTGCCCGGCTGCAGCACGATCGACAGCACGGAGCGCCCATGCTTGCGGACGGCATCGATGCCACTGTCCTCGGCGAACTGGCCGGACAGGCGCGTCTTGTTGTGATCGCGGATCGACTCGACGACCTCGTCGCGGACCTTGCCGAAGTCGCGGCGGTCCTTGTTGTAGAGCAGCTCGTTCTTCAGGCCGGCCAGGTGCTCGATCATCTGCATCGAGTCCATGACCCCGCGCAGCTCGGACAGCGGCACGTCGGCGTAATTCACCAGGCCGGAGCGGCGCAGGACCTCGGCCGGCACGTCGATCGGCGTGCCCTCGGCGGCCTTGCGCGCGGCGAACTGCGCCAGCGACTCGCGCCGGCGGACATCGCGGCCGGACACCTTGCGGAACTCGTAGGTGTCCAGCAGGGCGTTCATCTGCTCGAGGTAGTCGCCGCCGGCCTTGCCGAGCCACTGCTGCCGCTTGGCCTTCATCTGCCGGCGCGCGTGCTCGAGGATCTTCTCGCCCTCGTCCTTCGCCTTCTGGGCCTCGAGGTACATGTAGTGGCTGACGAGCTCCTGCTCCTTCGCCTTCGCGGCGTCGGCCCACCGGCCGGCAGCCAGCGCCGCGGCAGACTCGCGGGACGCCTTGCGCTCGGCCAGCAGGTAGTCGTATGGGCGGATGCCGCGCAGGGACTTGGCGGCGATCGCCAGCCTGGCGGCCTCACGGAACACCCGCGTCTCCGGCACCGTCGCCATCGCGGCGCGCGCCATCTCGCGGTCAGACTGCCGGGCAGCACGGACGATGCCTGCCGTCTCGCGCTGTTTGCGCTTCAGGGCGCGCAGCTCGGTAGCCAGCACGTCGGCCCGCTTTTCGTTGTGGATTCGGTAGGTCGCGCGCTCCGGCAGGCTGCCGTCGTTGAGCATGTCGCCGTGGGCTTCCTTCATCCGGCGATCCGTCTCGGCCTTGACGTACTGGTCGCGCGGCATGGAGTCGGCGCGGACCAGCGCCTCGAGCAGTTTCGCCGGCGACTCGAACTCGAACAGCGCGGCAATACTGGCCGGCTTCGCGCCACCTTCACGGGCGTACAAGCCGCGCGGCAGGTTCTTCACGAACGGCTCGCCGAACTCATCGACCAGCGCCTTCCGGTCCAGCTTCGTGCCACCCTTGCGCCGGATGAACGACAGGGCGCCGTAGCCAGGGTCGGCATCGACCTCGGCCTCGACCTCGGCCTGCACCTTCGCGCGCTCCTCGAGCCACCACTGCCGGCGCTCGCGGGCGAGCTCGTCCATGACGTCGCGCTGCAGCCGGTCAACGCCGGCCTGCAGGTCGTCCTGCACCGCGCGCTGGTAGGCCTCGAACTCGCGCTGGCTGACGCCCATCTGCTCGGCATCAGCGAACATGGCGGCGTAGCCCTGCGCCTTGCGGGCGACGACGATCTCGTCCTCGGCAGCGATCATGCGGTCGAACACGCCGCGGACGTCGTCGTTCAGGTCGACGTTCAGGTTCTGCAGTTTCCGGTAGATGCGGAGCATCCACGACTTCATGCGCGCGAAGGCCCGGCCCAGCGTGATGCTCGGCGCGTTGCCTTCCATCAGGTAGGCCTCCCAGCCGCGCGCGAACTTCTCGTGCTGCTCGACCGTGATGGTGTCGCCCTCAACCCCGAGCCACTCGCGGATGGTCTGCCAGTCGGCCTGCAGCTCCGGCGTGGCGCCAGGCTGGGACACGAGGTCGCGCAGCATCTCGAGGTAGCCGTGGGCCATCTCGTGCTGGAACGTCGACATGTTCGCGTTCGCCAGCAGCGTGATCGACAGCCGGCGGTTCGGCGCGATCTTGATGTAGCCGAGGCGGTCGCCTTCGCGCTGGTAGTACGTCTCGGCAATCTGGACCGCGTTGTCGTCGAAGATGACGTAGTTGTAGGAGCCGTCGCCTTGGCCCCGGCTCGTGCCGTCCAGGTACTTGATGCCGGCGATGCCGATCTCGTTCAGGAACTTGCTGGCAGCCTCGTCACTGCCGAGCTGCTCGGAGAGGCCGGCGTACATTTTCGCGCCACTGACATCGAACTCGTCGGTCAGCATGTCGAACGCCTCGTCGGCGTCGTCGACCAGCCCGCGCTCTACCGAGTGCTCGGCGATCTTGCGGACGACATCTTCCGGCACCGGCTTGTCCCACAGCAGGTACTGGTCGTCGTCGGGGATTTCAACGCGGTAGAGTTGGCTGCCTGGATAACGCTTGAAAATACCATCGACAGTCTTGGCTACCTTTTCGCGCTTCGCCTTCGGGATGTGGTCAAATCTCGAGGCTTCTCGGATGTCTTTTGCAGGGGCGTGCAGCAGCACTTCCTCCCACAATTCAAGCGACTCGTAGTCGCCGGCCTTCTCCGCCTTTTCGTATTCCTTCTGGGCGGCTTGCTCTGCCGCCTCGTTCCTTGGCGTATAGAACCTGGCGACGTCGCGCTCACTTGCGAAATACAGCCCCCACCCATACGCCTGCGCGCCCTCGCCCTTGCCCAGGTGCTCAAGCGAGAACTTGTCGAAACGATAGGGGCTGCCGTGGTAGGCGGGCTGATTCAGCACCACCTCCGGCTCCGGCAGGCCGGCGGTCTGGTTCAGGATGTTCGGATCGGTCGGCGAGAACGTGCCGCGGTTGAACACGGACTTGATCTGCTCGGGGCGGAAGGCGAGAAACACGTCGGCAGCGTTCTGCTCGCCATACGGGCCAGCACCGTCCTTGACGTTGCGAGTAATAAGCCCGTCATAGCCCAATGATTCGGCCGCAGTAGCAATGGCGGCATTCGACACCCAAGCAGAATCGCCCTTGCCGCGCAGGATGCTTTTCTCCGGGATCAGGTCGGCAACGTCTTGCGGCAGATTGGCTAGAGGGAAAGATGCCCACTCGCCGCCTGCATAGTCAATTTCGAGCGGATTCTGGATGGACAGATACACCGGCATAGTGTTCGCGCCATCACCTTTCCCTGCGTACTCGTCAGCGATGCGGCTATCCGCCGCGAAGTAATAACGTCCAAGAGATTTGTCGCGCCCTACTTTGTAGGTGAACGCTGACGTATCACGACCAGTCCCGTGATACACCACCAGCGGCTTGCCATCGGCGTCGACGACCTTGCTGTCGCCGAACCACGCCTTGAACGCCGGCGACTGCGTGTCGACCTGGTCGAACTCCGTGCCGGCGTCCTGCTGCGCCTGCGCCTCCGGCAGATTGCCCGTCTCGATCAGCGCCCTCACGGCCGCATTGTCCACCTTCGACAGGTCGACGCCTTCGCGGGAGAGGTACTCGTCGAGCTGCAGCAGCGCGTCGCGCATCTCGGCAATCTTTCCGTCGACGCTGTGCGCCGTCGAAAACACCGGGCTGCCACCGATCTCGCGGTCGATCAGGTCCAGCAGCTTGTTCGGGTCGCGCTCGAACAGGTAGCCGGCCTCGACTGCTTGCTCGGCCATGTCGTCAAGGTCACGCCCTTGCGGCCCCATGATCGACCGCTGGCCGGGCTTCCGGTTGTCCTTGTCCCAGAGGCCGAAGTCGCGCGCCGACAGCTCGCCGCCCTCGTCCTTCAGGCCGCCGCGGTCGCGGATGAAGTCGAGCAGCGTCGGCCCGAACACGTCCCGCTCGGACGGGATGTCGCCGGCGCGCAGCCGGTCGATCAGCGGGTAGAGCTGGGTGTCGATCTCGGCCGGCTTTTCGCGCAGCACACGCGGCAGGGTCGAGCGGACGTCGAGCCCGTACTTCTCGAGGATCTGGTCGACGGTCATGCCCGCGCGCTTCGCCAGCCTGGTGACCATCGCCGTCGCAATCGCGGCCTGGTCCTCGGCCGCCGCGCGGTCGTAGTTGCTGCCCTCGAGCTGCCCGAAGAAATGGTCGTAGACCTTGCGCGTCTCCGGGTCCATGCCGTCGCCGGCAGCCTTCAGCTCGTCGGCCATGTCCTGCACGGCCTTCATCTCGGTGCCGCGCTCGGCGGCCTCACGCTCGGACAGGTCGTCCGGGGAGAACTTCGCGTCCGCCGCGATCTCGTCGTGGACGCGCGTGCCGGTGACCTTCTCGAGGTAGGCCGCGGTCGGCATGACCACGTTGCCGCCGGTGGCGACAGCCTCGTCGTAGCCGGTGGTGTTGCCCACGATGCCGGCGTACAGCGACCGGCCGTCGACGCCCATGCGCTCGGCCGCGGCGTCGAACGCCGACTGGTTGAAATACAGGTTCTCGGTCGGCTCGCCCTGCTGCGCCTTATCAAGGAACGCCCGGAACTTCTCGGGCAGTCGCTCACGCAGCTTCGACTGCTCGGCAGCACCGACCAGAGTATTCAGCGTCTCGCGCGTCTCCTGCGCCTTGCGGGCCTGCTGGACTTCGCCGGCGGCCTGCACAGTCGCGCCGGCGCCGGAGATCACCGCCGTGCCAAGCAGGGCAGCCTTGCCGGCCTCGAACACGCGGGAGACGTCCTGCCCGACAGCGTCCGGCGCATACGTCCCGTCGTCGCTCGCCTGCGCGATCTCGCGGCCCAGGATGGCGACCGTCTCCTGCACCATCTCGGTCAGGGCCTCGCCACTGACGGCGGTGCCGTACCGCTTCGCCACCTGCGTCAGCGCCTCGCGCACGGTGCGCTGCTTCAGCGCCTGCTTGACTGCGTCCTTCGTGAACTTGCCCAGCAGCTTGTCGCCGCCCGGGATCGTTTTCAGGACCAGCGACAGGCCGAACGCCTCGAGGCCGGCATTGATCGCGCCGACGCCGGCGGCAGCCGTTCGCGCCACTGCCGGATCCATCTGCCGGCCAGTCTCGTCGGTCAGTTTCTTGAACTCGCGGAACGCGAACGCCGTCTCCTGCTGGAACGATTCGGCCGCAGAACCGGCGCGGAATCCGATGCCGAAGCCGGTGGCGGCAGCAGCCGGGACGGTGATGGCTTCCTCTGGTGTGGCGACCTGCGGGCCAAGCTGGCCGAGAACCAATGCCGTGCCAGCGCCCGTGGCAGCGCCTGCGCCACCGCCGGCAGCGCCAGCCACAACAGTCCGAGCCATCTGCGGCAGCATCTTGCCGGCCTCGCGCAGCGCCGTCAGGCCCGTGCTGTCGACCACGCCGGTCGCCTCGGCCTCACGCTGGCGGGCTTCCATCGTGCGCTCGAGCTGGTCGATGCGGGACAGCTCGTCCGGCGTCGCCTGCCCGGCCCACTCCTTGAACGCAAGAGAGCCGAGCTCGGTCTGCTCGAATCCTTCGGTCATGCCGCCGCGGGCAGCGCGATAGGCGCCGGCCAGCGTGTCGAGGATGCCGATGTCGTCGCGCGCGACGGCCAGGTTCTGCGGGTCCTTCAGCCAGTCAGCCAGCCCTGGAGACAGACGCGACGGGTCGAGGCGCTCGACCTCGGCCTGCTTTTCGACCTGCGGCAGGTTATGCAGGACCGTCTCGACCGGGATGGACTTGTCGAGCGCCAGCCGCTGCGCACGCGCGTAGGCGTCCGGGTCGTGCTGCTGGACCTGCACCATCGCGCCACGCAGGTCGGCCGCCGACGTCGGCGACTCCTCCGGGTTCGCCTGCGGGAACTGCTGCCGGAGGAAATCGTCGAGGTTCGCCATTACTGACCCTGCGCTTGGAATTGAGCGTAAACGGATTGTACGCGCTCCGGCGACGGGTTCGCCTCGCCGGAGGCGATCAGGGTGTCGCGGATCTTCTGGTAGTCGGACAGCGGCACGCCGCCAACGAACGGGCCGGTCTGGTACGGCGCCTCAAACTGGAAAACCAGTGGGTCGCTCGCCCACTCGCGCTGAATCACGCCACGCATGAACGATGTGTCGATGATCGCGTCGACTTGCTCGCGGGTCAGTGGCTTGCCGTTGCGTTGCCGCTCGGACTCGATCTGCCGGCGGACATAGTCCTCGGCCTGCTTCGCCCTGGCGTCCTTCGGCTTGATGCCCAGCGTCGCCAGCCGCGCCTCAATCGTCGGGCCGGCCATCGCCCACTCGTCGCCGGCCTTGCCCTTCCGCATGGCGTCCTGCTCGTTCGCCAGCTGGCGCCACTGCGTCTCCATGCCGGCGGCCTGAAACAGCGGGTAGACCACCATCAGGTCGGTTTCCTTGAGCTGCTCCGGGTCGCGCCCGAGGCGGTAGGCGACCTCGTCGGCGCGCGCCTTCATGGCCGGATCTGCCGGAGTGCCGCCAGACAGTTGCCCGTCGAGGAACTTCCGCAGCTCGACGTCCTTCTGCGGCGACAGGCCGGCGCGGTATTCCTTCGGGATGGCAGCGTAGCTGTAGTTACCGTTCGCCATCGCCCACTGCTGCGCCAGGCCGAGTTGCCGGTCCTGCTGCTTCTCGAAGGCGTCGAACCGCGCCTTGATCTCGGCGCGCGCCAGTTTCGCCGCGGCGGGGTCGTTCTTCAGCGCCTCGGTGACGGCCAGCTCGGCGCCGCCCTGGTCGCCAGTGCGCGCGAACTTCTCGAACACGGTGCCGACCACGTCGAAGGCTTTCGCCTCGGCCACGGATGCGCCGAGCTCCTTCTCGATCTCGTCGCGCTTGTCGCCGGCGATCTTGCTCGAGACGGAGTCAAAATAGGACTTCGCGCCGGCGGCGTTGCCGGTCGCCAGCATGCGGTCGATAACAGCCGTGTGCGCCTTCGTCTCGAGGTCGGACTTCATGCCGGCCACGACGTCCTCGGACTTGCCGTTCCGCTTGGCCCAGGCGTCGATCTCGGCGAGGCCGCGGCCGATGTCGTAGCCGACACGCGACGGGTCGTTGAAGTTGGCAGCGGCCGACGACACCACGCCATCGGCGTAGGCCTTCAGGTTGTCGGCATCGAACTGCTCGCGCTCCTGATTGATGTGGCGCGCGCCCTTGAGCAGGGCCTGCTGCCGGCGGGCGATGGCAACCTTCTCGTCGAACAGGGCCTTCTGCTCGTCGTTCTTCAGGCTTTCGCGGATCTTCGACATGCCGTTGTCGTAGGCATCGAGCGTCGACTGGTAGCCGTCGATCGCGTCCTTGCCCTTGCGGTTCAGGTAGCCCGTCTCCGGTGCATCGAACGTCGAGAACTCGAGGTCCATCGCCTGCTTCTCGGCCTCGAGCACCGCCGTCTCGTTGGCCTGCTTGCGGATGTCGTCGAAGATGTTGACGGCCTGCGACACCGGCCCGACGATGTTCGGCACCGGCACGTTGGTCTGCATGTTCGGTACGGGAGTGCTGGCGGCCCTGACCTTCGGGGCGCCGTAAATAGGGACCTGCGGCATGTCAGCCTCTCATCAGTACGTCATGCGGGCGGTATTCTTGATCGGCCCGGACGGGCCCTGCACGGTTGCGCTTGCTGTGCTCGTTTTCGGCATGCCTGCCATGCCCTGCGCTGCAAACGCCCCGGCATTCAGCGCCGACGTCAGCAGCGTCATCTGGCCCTGGCGCTTCGCCAGTTTCCCCTGATACCGCGTTGACTTCGCCTGCTCCTTCAGGCCCCACGCTTCGAGGTAGGCGTTGTTCCGCACGGTCAGCGCGTCGAGCTCGCCCTGCCGCGCCGCGTCCTCCTGCAGGCGTGCCACGCTGCCGCTGTTCTCGACACCGGAAGCGCCGATGGCCGCGGCCTGCTGCCCGAGGAACTGGCGCACCTGTGAGCGCAGCTGCTCCTCATCGCGCAGCCCCTGCTGCTCGGTCTGCCTGGCAGACTGACCCAGCAGACGCGCCTGGTTCTTCGCCATCTTGTTCTCGGCGCTGCCGGCCTGATAGCCGGCTACGCCCTGCATCAAGTTAGCGCCTGCCATCACGAACGATGCACTCACCGGGTCGCACATACCGAATCCCTCACCATGTAGAACTTGCGGAACGGCAGACCCTGCGGCCCGTGCGGCTCCGGCTCCATGATCGTGAAACCCAGCCAGCGCAACCACCGCTGGGATACCTTGTTCCGGTCGTCGACGAAGTTTATCAGCACCGGATACCCGGCCAGCATTTGCGCGACGTGCTGCCGGCAGCGCCGGAGGAACGCAAACTGGTTCCGATCGAGATCGTCGGTGCCGAGCAGCCAGGGAACGCCGACGTCTGACAGCACGGACGAACCGCCAACGCCGAAAATACAGACCACGCGCCCGTCAATTAGGCCGGCCCATGCGTGCCGGGATGTCCGCACGGACACCGACAGCGCGAGCTCTGGCGTCAGGTAGAACGACGCCCAAACCTCCTGCCGGTCAGCCTCGCGCATGCGCGGCGCCATCTCGGCAACGTGCTCGAGCGTCGCCGGGACGATCTCAACCGCCGAAGTCGACATGCGCGATCATCCCGCAGATCGTGACGGGCAGCGGGTCGGTCTGCCGGATGAACACCCGGCTCGACTTCCGGTAGGCGCCGTCAATGGCGACCTCGACGATGTCCGTCCGCAGCGCCGCGGTGTCGTAGCCGTCGTCCGGGCTGCGAGCCGGGAACTCGTAGAGGTTGGCGCTGTCCGGCCCGGCGAACAGGCCGCGCGTCTCCTGCACCAGCAGGCCGACCTTGTTCACCTGCTTCTGCCGGTCGCGTACCGTCTCGCCGTTCGGGATGGCGATGTCGAGCAGCTCGATGTCGGCGGTGATCGGCAGGCCAATGTGGACCAGCACGCCGCGGGCGGCCAGCGTGATCGCGCCAGAGGACACGGCGCCCGCGCTCGCGTAGGCGTTGCCGTCGACCAGCGCGGAAACAGTCTTGCCTTCCAGGTGGGAGAGGCCGGAGAACGTGTCGCGCGCCCAGCCCCACGACGTCGTCGCGGTTGCCCGGTATGCGGACGGCAGCGGATCGAGCAGCTCGCCGGTGATTGCCGTGCCGCTGGTGTAAGCGGTCACCAACACGCGGTAGGCGCCGCCATCCGGGTCAAGCACGATCCAGTCGTCGACGTCGCCGGCCACGAACGTGCTGCCACTTGCGGTAACAGTCACGGACTCGCCGGCAGCCCAAGTGTTACCGCCGGTAACAGTCATGGTGGTGGCGCCCGTGTTCCGCCCGTCGAACGTCAGGCCGGAGTCAACGAAGAACGCATCTCGCTGGTCGTCGAACAGGCGCGGCGCCAGCCGCTCGATGTAACGCTTCGTCGAGCCGTTGATCGTCCGGCGCACGACGAAGTAGACCGTGTCCTGCTCGCCCTCGGGGATCACGCACAGCCGCTCGAAATAGCCGTCGGTGTCGTGACTGGCCCAGCCAGCGACATCCTGATCCGGCAGGTAGGTGAACGTCAGCAGCGTGCCGTCGTCGCGGATGGCGAACAGCGCCGAGTAGGGGATCCGCGCGAACGCGAGGTCGACAATGCTGTGCCCCCTGAACAAGTGATCGGCAAGCAGCGTGCGGTCGGTGCCCTCGTAGCCGTCCACCTGAATCGAGTAGGTCAGGTCGCGGACCTGCGAGCCGCGATCCTGCACGAACAGCGCCGACCGGCCGTAGACCACGGACTGCAGGTCGGCCGCGCCGTAGAACGACTGCGCGCGCACGCCGACGCTGTCCGGCGTCAGCACCTGGTCCTGCCCCTCGGTGACGCGCCACTCGGCATCGGACGTCAGCAGGATCAGGCTGTCCAGCGGAACCATGTCGCGGATGGAATTTACCTGCCGCGCATTGACCGTGAACGTGATCGCATCGTCGTCGGCCGTCGGAACGCTGGTGCCGAAGTTGACGTAGTCGGAGGACTTCGACGTCCAGACCGTCTGCGGTTTCTCGGCGTTGTTGGCGAAGCACAGGCGGTCCTGGTAATAGGTCACGCAGGACGGATAGCCGTACTCGTCCGACCACGCGCCCATGTACCACTGGTCGGTCAGGTAGTTGCGCGCCAGCTCGGTGATCACGACGTTGTTCACGCCAACCGCAGGCGCAGAAGTGAACGTGATGACATCGGTCGACGGGTTGACCGAATACTGCGACGGGACAAGCGCAGTGCCGTCCACGGTGACGGAGTAATCTACGCTGGCTCCTGACGTCGCGCCGGTCACAGAAAACGTCGTCGTGGCCCCGTCACCGTTAAATGTCCAGGTGGCGCCGGCAGCGGTGCCGCCGACTACCGTGTTCGGTAGCCTGGAAACAACCGTGCCGGTCACCTGCGTCGAGGACGTGAAGCCGGTGATCTCGACGATCCCGAAACCGCTGTGCAGGTACTCCCACTCGACGCCGACATAGCCCGTGCCGGAGATCAGCGTGCCGTCGCCATCGAACTCGGAACCGGTGTCGTGAGTCGGGCGCACGGTGCCGGTGGTCTGGGTGCTACTGAGCGCAGTCGACAGGCACTTGTACGTCTTGCCGTCAGAGCGGCGCAGCATGCCGAAAGGGCTGACGCCAGAGGACACCAGCTTCTTGCTCGGCTCCCAGGGCGGGATAATCGATCTGTCCTGCTCATCAAGCCGGATCAGCCCGCCGACCATGTCGGCAGTGAACACGGCGGCAGATGCCGTCAGCGTGACAGTCCCCGTCTCGGCGCTCGCGTAGATCTTGGTGGTCGTCGTGTTGATGTCGAGGAAAGGGCCGTTCTCGTTCTGGAATTCCGTCCAGGTGAACGACGTCGGGCCGGTGCGGCGCAGCTCGCGCGGCTGGTAATCAGGGTGGACGAACGTCATCACGTCCGCCGACTGGACGAACTTCACAGCGTCGACCTCGGTGTGAGCGTAGGTGCCCACCACCTCGAGCGGCGTCGACGGAGCGGACTCGATCTGCGCGCCGTCCTGCACGAACCGCAGGTAGGCGTCGCCCATCTCGACGACGTAGGCCTGGTCAGAGCTGAACACGAACGGGAACAGGCGGGTGGTGTCGGCGCTGTCCTTCACCTCGCACACGAACTCGGTGCCGGGCCTGTTGGTCACCCCGCCGTACTGACGGACGATAAAATTGCGGCAGGTCCGCAGACCGGAGTAGTACCGCGCCAGATCGACGCGGCCGTAGACGCTCGGCGAGACTTCGCCAGCAGAAAACGAGGGCTGGCTGATCTTCGCCATGCGTCACTCCCGAGACAGGATCGAAGGGCTTTGCGGGCGCGCGTCCTCGACGGACTCGTTGAACGACTGCGCCATCGCGGATTGTAGCGCGGCAGCATAACCCTGCGCGGCCTGCTGCTGCCGGCGCATACCCTCGGAGCCCTCGACCAGCGGCATCGCCAGCTCGTAGGCCAGCTTCCACGCGAACGCGGAGGTGAACAGCGGATCCCACACGGACGTGTCGGTGACGCGCGCCGTGTAGATCAGGTAGGCGTCCTCGAGATCCGACAGGATCACGCGCCGGTCGCCGTTCGGGTGCAGTGCCACGCGGAACGGGTAGCGAGGCGGCAGCATGCGGGTGGACTCCCACGCCGTCGCCCATGCCTCGTAGGTCTGCCGCAGGCCGGCCTGATCGCAAACGGCGTGCGCCTGCAGGCATCCGGTCGGGTACTGGTACTGGTACTCATAGCCCGGCACGACGACGGCCTCTGCCGTCTCAGCAAGCACCACCGACGTCAGCGCGAAATTCCACGGGAACAGGCGCAGCGTCTCATCGAGCGCGGTGTCGTAGATCAGCCGGGCCTGCAGGGCTTCCTTCGTGGTGTCGGTGAGCACGTCGGCCAGCCGGCGCGTGATGCCGATGCGGCCGAGCGCGATGTTGACGACCTCGGTCTGGCTTGCCATGTCATGCGCCTCTTATTCAACACTGACGACGGCTGCTGGATGCTGGTCGGGCACCTGGTAGACGTACTCGGTCGGCGTGATCTCGCAGGCCGTGAAGTCGCGCGGCGGATCGCTGGCCGGTGACATGATCGGCGTGCCTTCCTCGTTCGTGCCGGTCTGAATGCGCGGGATGCGGATTTCCATCAGTCGAACCTCTCGAGGCGAACCGTGTATTGCGTCAGCGTCATGGTCTCGGCGCCGGTGGTTTTCTGCCCGGTGATCGTCAGCGTCTGGTCGGCCGTGGTGTCCACCGTGCCGGTCGGATGCGCCGTGGCAGAAACGCCGTTGCCAGTGAAGCCGGTGCCGACCTGCGAGGACTCGGAGTTGCGGTTCGCAATCGCCGCCATGATGCCGACACTGACCCCGGTTGCCGATGCCGTGCTACCAGAATGCAGCGTCGTGCCGCCAAGCCGGACGCGCCACGTCTTGCTGTTCGTGCTGGCCGTGACGGTGAAGTAGGCCTCGACGTAGATGCGGCCGTTGGAGCCCATCACGCCGCCAGGGATCGTGATCGTGGCCAGCGTGTTTTCGTTCGTGTCGGCCGGGGCTGTCACGCCAACAGCAGACTGCGCAATGATCTGCGGGCTCGACGACGTTCGACGCCAGCCGACGCTCTGGACGTAGACGAACGTGTGAGAGCTTCCCGGCCGGATGAAACGCCCGTAGGCGTAGAACCCCTCGCTGCCGACGTTCGACAGGTTATAGAGCATCGGCAACCCATTGGTCGGTGCCGGGATAGTAATAACCTTCGCCGCGGTGGTCTGGTTGATCAGCGCGGCGTTCGAGACGTCAACCGTCGAGGCTGCGCTACCGATGCTGCCACCAGACGCAAGGTTGCTGATCGGAACCGTCAGCAGTATGCCGTCAGCCCACCCGGTAACCGGTCGCGTCAGGTTGCTCATGTCATGCACCCCTCGTCGACGGAGCCCGGCGTGCGCGCGCGTAAACCGCGGTCGCGGTCGTGACGTTGGCGCGGATCTTCGTGCCTTCGCCGAGAGTGAACACGCCGCCACCATTGGCAGTCAGCGTGGTGTAAGGGCCGGCAGCCACCCAGGTCGAGCCATCGGCGCCGAGGTATTCCAGCGACACGCTGCCACCACCCCACGTCGCAATGGCGTCGAACACGCCCTCGCCGCCCGGCCAGATGAAATCGTCGCTGTCGGCGCTGCCGTTCTCGATCATGATGCCGTTCGTGTCGAACGCGGCCTGGTTACCTGCAGCCATGTCGGCCTCCTACAAATCCTGTGAGAAGGCCCGGGCGAACCCGGGCCTCCGTTTCAGATCGGCGACTGGTCGGCTGCCCGACCGGTTTCGCCTTCGGTGTCGGCCGGAGCCTCAACCGGTGCAGCCTTCGACCGCTTGCCGGCCGGAGCCGGCGCAGCAGCAGGCTTGCCTGCTTCGACCAGACGCCAGAACCGGCCCGGCTTTTCAGCCGAGCGGAACTGTTCACCGGGCCCGTACAGCCTGCCGTTGACGAATACCGCCTTGATGGCGACGTACAACGGCGCGTCCTTCGGTGGCACCGGGGACGGGACGCCCGCCCCCGGGATTTGCTTCTTCTCACCCATAGGTCACCTCATCAGGAGATGGTGTAACCGTTGGGGTAGTTGCGGTACTTGTCCGCAAACGACTTCGGCACCAGGAACGCCGTGACCGTGATCGTCGGGGTGGTTCCGCCGACGTTGTAGTACAGGTTCTGGTACCGCTTGTTGGTCGCCGGCAGGTCGAGGATGTGCTTCGAGCCTGCGGTCAACGAGGCAGCAGCGATCGTCTTGGCAACCAACTGGTCGCTGGACGACATGTTGCTGTTCGCGGACTCGTGGGCCTCAAACACATACGTCTCGTCGCCGGTGGTGGAGTCGGCGGCGACATCGACCGTGATCAAGTAGGCCAGCGGCTCGCCAGCGGCGATGTCGATCCCGGCGGCGCCGAGGTCGATCGTCGTGTTGGAGCCGAAGGCGTCGGCGGTCACGGCCTGCGCGTCGGAGACGCAGAGTGCATTGTCGAGAATCATGGCTTCATTCCTCCTTCAGGGTCAGCCGCCGTAGGACACGGTCGAGGACGTGACGCGAGTCTCGGCCTCGGTGAGGGCGTCGACCGTGCGGATCGGGATGCCGCGGAAGGCGGTCTTGAGCTTGCCTTCCTCCTGGCCCACCGACAGCTGCAGGTTCGACTTGTTCATCGCCTGGATGTCCAGCATTTCGCGGACGGTCCGGTTGGCGTAGAACACGGGCTTGCCCATGCCGAGAGACGGGATCCGGTGGATCGCCTTCAGCATGTACTCCATCAGCTTGACGGAGCCGCCGGAGCCGTCGGCAATCAGCGCGGAGATGTCGACGTTGGCGATGCGGACGGCATAGCGCCAGTCACGCACGGCCAGGCCGCACTTCCACTGCCAGCGGTCGACGTAGGCCTTCATGCGGCCCGTGCCGATGCCGGTCGCGGTCTGGATCAGCTGCTCGCCCATGTCCTCGTGGACGAGGCCGGCCTGCGAGCCCTTCGGGTAGATGCCGTGGATGCTGTTCGCACCCCAGACCACCAGCCAGATCGAGCTGTTGTCGCTGCCCGAACCGCCGGCGTCGATGATGTTCTCACCGGTGGTGCCGTTGGTGTCGTTGTAGCGCGGCGCCAGACCGTAATACTGCTCCGGGTCGGTGCCGGCGTTGCCGTAGAACAGGCTGTACGCCTGCTTCTGGCTGATGGCCTCGATGTGCGCGGCGGCCTCGGACAGGCGGAACTCGGCGGTGTTACCGTTCAACTTGGCCAGATCGATGTCGACCTCGCACATGTCCTCGATGATCGCGCAATTTTCGTCGACCTGCGCGGTCGTGGACTTGGACGGGGTCACGCCCTGGTTCAGCTGGCGGAAGCCAACCGTCGGGAGCGCGGTGCGCACGGTCGTGCGGTGACCGGTGGGCAGGTTGCCCTCGAGCCACAGCATGTCGTCGAGCACTTCGTTGGTCTGGCCGAGCATCTCCACAACGGTCGACGTGCGGCCGTTCGGGTCGAGGCGCTTGGCCCAATCGAGCAGGGTCAATGCAGACATGTCGTTGTCCTCCTACGGACTGATCAGTTTTTGCTGCCGTACAGGATTTCCGCGGCGCTGCGGTTACCGACGCCGTTGCCGGTGACGGTACTCGCGGTGCGGTCCTCGGAGATCCGCTTCCCGATGTTTGCAAGCAGACGAATGACCTCGGGGTGGTTGCCCAAACCGCTGTCATCCAGTGCCGCCTTGAGCGCCGGCGTGCCGAAAGCATCAAGGGCCTTCTTGGCGATCGATACGGACTCGTCGAAGCGAGTGCCGCCGATCTCCTGGTCCTTCATGCTGGCCTGCAGCCAGCTCTCAACCTTCTGCGCCTGCTGCTCCGCGAACGCCTGATGAATGTGCGGGAGCACCTCGGCGGCATACAGGTCCACGACCTTCTGCGCCTGCTCCTGCGACAGGTTGAGATCCTTCGCCAGCGGCGTGAACTTCTCGAGTGCTGTCTTGTCCAGGCTGACCCCTTCCGGGAGCGTGAACTCGGCATACGTCTCGGGAGCGCCGGCGGGCTTCCCATCCTGACCATCGTTGGCCTTCGTCGGTTCACCCGACGCAGTCGTTCCCTCGGCCGGTGCCTGCTGTTGACCAGTCAGGGCGGTGGTGCCCTGCTGCTGGGGTGCAGCCTGCTGCTGGCTTTGGGAGCCGGACTGGTCGCCTGCGCCGCTTTCGGATGGTGCGGCAGTGGCATCAGTCATCGGACACCTCGTTATCTATCACAGGTTGTGGCTGGTTCTCACGCACCATTTGTGCGTACCGTTCCGGGCAGTGAGCATCGATCTTCTGCATGACCCACAAACCCATCGCCCGCTTGCCAGCCTCGCGGGCATGCTTGTTGCTGTTCTCGCTGAACCTGTCCTGGAACACGCCGGCCTCGCCAAGGAGGGACCAGACGAACCGGCGGAACCGGACGTCGTCCATCAGCGCGGCAAAGTCGCGCGCGGCGTCCTTCTCGCGCCGGCGCATTTCGGCCAGGTGCGACGGGTCGGCCGGGCTCAATGGCTTCTGCTGGCTCATATCGGAGCACCGGTCAGGTTAGCGGCCATCCGCGTCAGTGCGGTGTCCTCGGACATGTTCGCCTTCGACAGGGCGCCGATCATCTGTGCGGCAGGCTGCGCTGCCGCGGCGGTCTGCATCATCTGCTGCTGCTGGGCATCGGCCTCGCGCTTCGCCTCGACGGCATCGTCGGACACCACCACCGTCGGCGGGACGCCGAGCGCGTCGGCGTACTCGTCGAGCATCTGGTCGCCGTCGACCTTGTCCACCGCCTGCGGCTTGAGCGTTGCCACAGCGCCGGCGAACTGCACGAAGCGATCCATCGCGCCCAGGCTCACCATCTTCTGCGCCTGCGCCAGCACGCTGATGTATTCGACGCGCAGATCCTCGCCCTGCAATTCCTCGGGCGGTTCCGGGAACATGCCGCGGCGCAGCATGATGCTGAACGCGCGGTCGATCATCCGGTCGAGGACCTCGCTGTTCGTGCGCTCGAGCACCGGGCCGAGCATGAGCAGCTTTTCCTCGTGGCGCAGTGCGATCTCGTGCGCGGTCGTGTTCGAGCGCGTGTCGTTCGCCAGCTGCAGGAACAGGTCCTCGAACCAGCCACGCTGAACCCGGCCCTCGATGTTCATGATCGATTCGCGCAGAGCGACAATGGCCTGCGGGCTGATCTGAATCGCCGGCGAGAATCCGTCGTTGCCCTGGCCGGACTCGACGTAGGTGATGCCGCCGGCCACGATCGAGGAATACTGGTTGCGCAGCGACGGCGAGGCCTTCATCGGCGGATCGACGTGCTTGTCGATAGCCTGCGCCTTCCGGCGTTCCTCGTGCTGCAGCTGCTTGACGTCGCCCAGCGTGACCATTCCCGGGCAGGTCGTGCCGTAGACGTCCTCGGCGGTCGTCTCCCAGCGCGCGGCAAGGACAGGGAACTGATCGAACCCGGACTCGTGCAGGACGCCCAGGTCGTTGTTCGTGCCTCCGGTGCCCAGCTCGTACCAGATCGACTCGAACGGCATGTTCAGGTTGTCGATCTTCGTCGGGTCGCGGCCGAGCCGCGGCTGAACAACGTGCGCGACGTCGATCGCCTTCTCGTAGTCACCGCGGTCCCACATGTTGCGGACGGTGAGCGACACGGCGTCGAGGCCGAACATCGTCACCAGCTGGCGGACGGTGAGGTTAACCTTGTCCCGGTAGATCGTGTCGACCTCGAGCCGCTCGTTCTGCGCCAAGCAGTAGGAGCCGATCGTGTACGGGTAGAACCGGAAGGTGGTCTGGTCGTCCTCGAGCATGCACATCGCCGAGGTGGCGAACGTGCCGAGCTCGCCGTAGAACGTCGGCATGACCGTGTAGAGGTTCGACTTGCTGAAGGCCATCCGCATGCGCGTCTCGACGGCGTACAGCCAGTTGCGCACCGGCGCGTACTCCATCAGCTCCGGGTCAGGCGTCATCAGCCGGAACCACGGCCGGGCAGGCGAGGTGATCCCGTTCGCCATGCCGGCGGCCAGCACCCGCTTCGAGTATGTGGCCGTCGAGTTGATGATCTTGCTGTTACGCTTCTCCCCGCGGTTCCAGTCGCTGGTCACGAACCGGCCACGACGCGGGTCGATGTATTCGGAGAGCTCCCGCCAGTGCGGGACGAAGGACTGGCGCTGCTGGTCGAGGACCGCGCGCTTCTTCTCGCAACGCTGGCGGATGGTCTGCATCGTCAGGAACCGAGCAGCGTCTTGCCCTGCGGCGGGGTGGCCATCGCCTGTCCGCCGGTGAGGATGGTCGACTGCCGGCCGGACATGGCCGCGCGGCGCTTGCGCTGCGCCTCGACAGCGGCGGCCGACTGACTCGCCGTGTCACCGGTGACGGTCGGCGGGAGCGGCGCTGGCGCGGGCGGCTTCGGCGTTTTCATGCACATGGGCGGGAGGCCTCCTAGTCCATGCCGCCGGAAGATATATCACACCAGCGATGCGCGTCACGCACCACCGAGGTCATAGGTTTACGAACGGATCGCCATCGCCTGACGCCTGATGCCTGGCACCCATCACGGACGGGATGCCGAGAGCCTGCAGCGCCGGCGCCACCGGGTAGGCGAAGGTCAACGCCAGCGCGTCAGCCAGGTCAGGCGAGCGACCGAGCCGCTCCTTGATGTCGTCCTTCGGCTCGATGATCAGCTTGTCGCCCTTGAACGAGTAGGTCGGCGTGCAGAGCTCGGCCACCAGCTCGTCGATCTTCGGCAGCGCACCGCCCTGCTTGATCCACTGCGCCATTGCGAACCACATTTCGGCCCGCTTGTTGGCGAACTGCCCGTCGATCGGCTTGCCGGCGAAGTGGATGCCCTGCGGTGACCACCCGAAACCGCGGAGGTTATCGATCCATCCGGCACCGAAGCCTCCGGTGTCGTCGATGAAGCAGGCGTCCGCGCCCCAATCCTTCCAGGCCTTCGCCACGCTGCCGGCGCCCTGGATGCTGTCAAGGTTCCGCAGGACCTTCGGTGCGTACGACAGCAGGCCCTGCCGCGGGAAGATCACCGACCGGTCGTCGCCCTCGCGCGCCACGTCGACGCCGAGGATCTTCGCGGCGAAGGCGTAGTCCTCATGCTTCGGGTTGCGGCGCATGGCCTCGGTGACCTCGTCCGGGCCCAGCAGCGCGTTCAGGCTCGACGGCGGGAAGCGGCCGAACACGTTCACCAGCACCCACGGATTGTCCCGGCCGTACTTCTCGATCTGCTCGCGTGCCCACTGCACCGAGACGCGCGGCGTGCGCTTCGGGTCGTCCGGGTCGGAGGTGATCTCGGTGACGTGCCACAGGTGACGCTCCGACGTGCAGGCCCGGTACAGCGGGCCCTCGAGGTGCGTCGGGTTGCCGGCGATGACGATGTGCGCCTCGTTGCCATCGATGGCGTTCGCCAGACCAGCCTCGGCCGCAGCCATCACGGCATCCGGCACGCCGCCGGCCTCGTCGATCACGAACATCAGGTAGTCCGCGTGCAGGCCAGCCAGGGTGTCGGCCTGCTGCGTCGCGTCGCCGCCCTTCGGCCAGGTCCGGGCGGACATCCACCACGTCTCCGGCGACTCCTTTGCGAAGATCCGCGTCTTGGTCCAGGCGAACGCCGCGTCGAGCAGCGGCGAGCGTTTCATCCACTTCGCCATCTCGGTCCACAGGCCGTCGGCGAGGTTGTCCGCGGTGACCGAGGTGGCGGCCATCTTCGGGTGTGGCCGCGTCAGCAGGAAATTCCAGCACAGCCACGCCAGGGTGGCCGTCTTGCCCGGGCCCTTGCAGGCCTTCATGGCCGAGCGCGGGTGCGTCGGGAAGGCCTGCAGGACGTCGAGCTGCCAGGCGTCCGGCTCGATGCCGAACACCTCGCGCACGAACACGTCAGGCCGTTCGCGCCATGTGCGGATCTTGCCGGAGGCAGTGACCTGCCCGATCGGGCCGGAGCTCAC